TCGACGGAAAGGACGGCCGGCGCCGTGGCCAGCACCGAGAGGGCCAGGGTGCTGTTGCTCCCCTCGACCTCAACGGACAGGGAACCCAGTACCAGCGAGGAAACGGAGATGGAGGACATGGTTTAGTTCGTCACCTGGTCGATGACAGTCAGGCGGAAGGTTTCGGAGAAGAAGGTCGTGCCGCCGTAGACGAACTTGATGTCGCTGCGGGCGCTGCCGAGGGCGAACTCCGCCGTGGTCGAGGCCGGCAGGGAGGCCACGAACGACAGGCCGTTGAGCGCCATGGTGATCGTGCAGGGGTAGACCACCCCAGCCGAGTCGATGATGTCGGAAGTGACAGTCGTGGACAGCAGGTTCGCGGGGGCGCCGGCAGCCGGGTTGTAGGTGACAGTGGCCGCGTAGGTCGAGCCGCGCTTGAACGTGACAGTGGAGCTCATCTTCTTAACCTTGGGTGGGGGTTAAACCTCCACAGTCGCCCCGCTGGCCGACTTGGTATATCCCGTCCATGCGCCGAACCAGTCGGTCAGCTCCGTATCGTAGGCGGGCGGGGAAGGGGCTGGGTCGTTGGCCGTGTAAAGCCCCTGATAGTTCACCGGGTAGGGGATGGACATGGGCCCGAGGAAGTGCTGCTCGACGAGGAAGGTGGACCCCTCAAAGGTCAGGCTGGCCACCTTGAAGCGGATGCAGTTGTAGTTAAGGACGGCCAGCGCCCCGATGCCTTGAATAGTCAGGGTAGTGGTCCCCGTCGGGGTCGTCACGTCAACAAGGTCAAGGGTCTGAAGGTGCTTGAAGTTAACCTGCGAGCTGGACCCGTTGAAGTAATCGCTCTTCGTGTCGGCGTCCGACCCGTCCGCGAAGATGGCTAGGTAGGGTAGAATGGGCTCTTCGATGTTTGCGCAGCCGATGACGTAAACGCCCCAAGAGTCAGACCCGCCTTCGACGCTCGCCGGCTGCACCTGAACGTATCCGCCCAAGTCAACCAGAGGGCTGTCCTTGGCGTGGTGAAGGGCCCGGTGGTCTTGGAGCCGTCCGGGAAGCAGAAGTATTTCCTGATCTCTGCCTTGAAGCTTGAGTGCACCCAAGGGTCGCTTGCCCGATAGCGCTCGCCCATCACGAACCCCTTGCGGCACTGCACCCCGTAGCCCGAGCCCGTCTTGATGACAGTGACGCGGAACTGCTCCGGGTCGCCCGCGAGCTGCGGGTCGTCGATGGCCAGGGTGATGCCGGCCTGCCCGCTGGTCAGGTTATAGCCAACGCCTGGTTGCATCAGAGCTCGGGGTGCACCGCAGTCACCCAGCCTTCCGTGTTGAAGCGGATGGTGTAGTTTATTTTCTTCACGTTCAGGCCGAAGTCCTCGAAGTTGACGCTGGCCAGCAGGAGCTGCGGGAGGGCGGAGCCGGCGCCGATCGGCGTGCTGAGGAAGGTCGTCCCAACGTAGTCGGGCAGGAGGTTGGGGAGGACGCCGTTCCAGTCCCTGGTGCGCGACGAGCGGCCCACCGCGTCCCGCATCTCGTTGACCACGTCGCTGTCGGTGGTGTAGATGATGCCGGAGAAGCCCGTCTGCGGGGCAAGGTAGGACTTGCGGCCGTAGTAAAGGGGGTAGGCGGGGTCGAGGAAGCCGACGAATTGGCCACCCGTCTTCTGGGTGAAGTGCGCCCCGTTCTCGCCCTTGTACAGGGTCGCCGCGTCGCTGGTCTTGGCCTTGAAGGTGCTGGCCTCGTAGATCGGGAGGATGGCTGTGCCCGTGCCCACGCCGGCGATGGCGTCTGCGCCGATGGTCGCCTCAAAGAAGTTCGGGTGCGTCTCGATGCCTTCGCTGGTCGTGCTCACCGCGCCGCTCACGTTGGGGGTCGTGATGTCGTCGGCCGCGTAGCCGTCGGCGCTAATGCCCACGTAGTCCGCCGTGATGGTGCAAATGCTGTTCTTCCCGTGCGTGACCTCGATGTTGTTGCAGGTCATGAACGCCGAGTAGGTGGCGTCGGGGTGGGCGTCGCCTCGCTTGATCAGGCCGTTCAGCGCCGCGCCCGTCATGGACTTATCCAGAAGGAAGGTGCACTTGCCCGTCCAGAGGCCGTAGCCGTCGTCGCGGATGCTGTAGCCAGCCTGCAGGAGCAGGGTGGTCAGGGTGTTGCCTTTGTTGATGTAGGCCATGGGTTAGGCGGTTTTGGTGTAGTCCTTGTAGTTGACCTGGGAAGCCATGCCCCCCGTCTGGTCCTTGGTGAAGTCGCCCGGGCCGCCGGCGGAGGCCGCGATCACCGCCAGGTATTCGTTGGCCTGCTTCTGCAGCTCGACCTGGGCGTTCAGGATGTTCATCTGCGGGGAGTTGCCGATGCCGAAGACGCTGTTGTCGCCGGTGAAGACGCCGGGCGGGGTTGCGCTCTTCTTCTTCTCCTCCTCCGTCTTGGCCTTCTCCGCCGCGAGGGCCTTCTTCATGTCCTCCTGCACGATCTTGAAGACGTCCTCTTGGACGCCACGGAAGCGGGAAAACATCTTCTCCGACATGGCGAAGCCGCCCGTCTCGGTGTCGATGCCGACGTTCTTGCGGAAGTACTCCTGGCCACGGGGGTCGCGCTTCAGGAACTCCTCGACGACCACGCGCTTGGCCAGCTCCGCCTTCTTCTGCTCCTCCTCCGTGCGGATGTCCACCTGCAGCTTCTGGGCCATGTAGCGGGTCGTCTGTTCAACGGGGGACTTTTCCAAGTCCTCAAACTTGACGCCGGCGGCGAAGTCCACCGCGTCCTTGGCGTCCTGGCGGGCTTTCGCGATGGACTGGCTGATGAAACTGATGGCCTGCTGGATGAGCACCATCGGCGCAAGGAAACCCATGAAGAGGTCCTTGCCGATCTCGGTGAACTTCTTGCCGATGGCGGCCGTCTGCTTGTCCATTTCCGACATGGCCTTCTTGGCCTTCTCGGTCTGCTGCGGGACGTCGGACGTGCCCTTGATTTGGTATTCTACGACTTGGGCCATGGGTAGGTCTTCAACCTTGGGAAGTCGTAAAGGCCGCCATGGCCTCCTCCTCCTCCGTGGTCATCACGTTGACCTCGACCCCCTTGAGCCCGGAGAAGGCCGTGCTCATCCAGATGGCCTGACACTCGGGCATCTCCCACGCCCGCTTCTCGTCGATGCCGTTGGCGATCAGGTTGGCCACCACGTTGATGGCCCAGGGCATGCCCGTGCCGGTGGCCTTCTTGTTCTGGTCAGTCTCCCAAAACTTGGGCCAGTGCCCTTCCAGCATGTAGGTGCGGAAGTCCTGCGCCGTCTTGATGAACAGGTCGTCGTTGCGCTGCAGCCTGACCAGCGTGGCCTTGTCCTTGCCGGTGATGTCGTCGATGGGAAGCTCGGCGCACGTCTTGATGGCGGCCAGCAGGTGCGAGAGGGTCATGTCCCCGGGCACCACGTACGGCGAGCCGATGGCGTGCAGGCGCACGCGGTACTTCAGGCAGAAGGGATAGACGACGTAGCCCAGGATGTTAACCTGGGCCGGGTCGGTGAAGGCGTTGACGAAGCGGGCGTCCATGCCCCTACGCTTTAGGCGTAGGACGCGATGGAATCAAGCTGGCGGAACTTGATGCTGACCCGGACGAAGTCCTTGTTGCTGCCCTTCTCCGAGACGCCCTCGATCACTCCGCTGACCTCGTTGGAGGGGCCCGTGTCGGTCTTCAGCTTCACAGTGATGGCCGCGCCGATCTCCGGCATGTCGGCCGTCTTGGCGATGCCTTCCACAGTGCCCGTCCGCTCCGGGTTGTCGTAGCGCAGGGTGACAGTCTTGCCGTCCTCGTCGGGGGCCTTGTCGTTAAGCTCGAAAACCTTGTCGCAGGACACCGACTGGCAGAGGAAGTTGGAGATGCCCGACTGAACGGCCACCCCGAAGAGTACAGTCACGCCTTTGAGTACAGCAGCCATAGGTAGTTCTTAACCTTGGGCGGGTGGTCAAGGCGCCAGGACGCACACCACCGAAAGGCGCAGGACAGTGGCCCACGCACCCGTCTGCTCGTCCAGCCCCTGATCCTCCGACACCACAGTCACGTCGTAGAGCAGGGCGTCGCCCTGGGTGGCGAACTGGGAGGTCATCGCGTCAAGGTCGGCCAGCGTGGCGACCATCGCGGCGGCCCGGGCCCGGTGGGTGGTCAGGGTCACGTCGTTGGCGTTGTCGTGCAGGACGCAGCGGACCTGGCAGTCGTAGTTGCCCAAGCCGTCGGGCAGGCCGTTGGGGGTGTTGGCCGAGTCGCAGACCACGACCACCTTGGGCATCACCGCGTCGGCCGTGCTGTCGCCCGGGTAGATGTTCACGGCGCTGAAGGTCGCTTCGGCCTGAAGCATGGCGACGAGGTTGCCCTCGACGATGTGGCGGATGGATGAGGTGCCCATGGGTTAAGACTTTGCGTTATTATTAAAATCGTCCACGTCCTTCTTCAGGCGGCGGGCCAGGTCCAGGTACACCTGCTTGTAGCGCATGCCGATGACTGTGGCCTTCACGTCCGCCTCGGTGCTCACGTTGTTCATGTCGGCGATGCCGTTCCCGATGATCAGGTTGAGGTTGGACGGGGTTTCGTTAAAGTTGAAGTACCCAGCATTGCCGGCGTGGACCTTGATGTAGTTGGCGATGCCACCCGTGCCGAAGTTGGTCTTGCCCTCGCGGGATGAGGGCTTGGGCAGGCCCATCAGGACCTTGTACCAGCCGGCCTTCAGGCGCCCGACCTTGGGGGTGCGGCTGGCAATGTACTCTTTGATTTCCTCGTCCGTCTCGACGAGGATCTTGTCGCGCCAGTTGGTAAGGGGCTGGAAGGGCTTCCCGTTCTGCTTGAAGCGGCCGCCGGCCTTAGCCAGGAGCATCTTGTGCACGGGGCGCAGGTCGCGCTGGTAGCCCAGGGTGCCGTACTCGGTGCTGCGCAGCTGGGAGCGGTTAAAGTAGTTCTTGGCCTTCTTGAAGGCCCGCTCGTCGTCGTAGTCGTTGGCGATGGCCTGCAGGATACGGGTGCCGCGCTTCAGCGCCGTGCGGGCCGCGCCGTCGAGCAGGGCCCGAAACTCCGCCGGGTTGCCGTTCCTGGTCGAGTAGGCCAGCTTCTTGGTGAGGATGAGCAAAGGGGCGATGCCCTTGCGGTTGTCGGCCGCCACGTAGATCTTCCGCACGTCCGCCGCGATGGCCCGCTTGCCGGCCTTCTCGCCCGTCACAGTCAGGCCACCCTTGCCGCCGGCGCCCATCGGGGGAGTCAGCATGATGGACTCGCGGCACATCAGGGCGGCGTTCTTCAGGCCGATGTCCTTGATGGTCTCGCGGCAGGCGAAGGCGTAGCGGGTCATGGCCTCCTGAAATTGGGCCATGCTCTTCGGGCCGACAGTTAGCCGGACGCTAATCACTGGTTGAGCAGGATGACCTGCAGAGTCACCCAGGCGCTCGGGCGCTTGTGGGTCTGGCTTACAATCCGCAGGCTCTTCCCGTCCACGGCAATGACCTTGCCAATGCCTAGGGAGGCGATGGGGGTCTGGTCCACGACGATGGCCGCCGATGCCCCATTAGACCCGTCTGGGAGGCTCCAGGAGGCCGTTGCAGCGGGGATGCGGACAGAGTGCTGGGTCCGGTCCACAAAGCCCCCCTCTTGGAAGGACTGCGTGACCATGGGGTCGGAGATCAGGCACTGAAAGGTGATGGCCCCCGCGTTGCACGACCCGGACACCCCGAAGTCGGCCACCATCAGCTTGGCGTCGTCGAGAAAGGTGCCGTCTGCGTAAAGGCTCATGTTCGTCTTAACCTTGGGATGAGGTCAAAAAAAAGGGGCCCCCGTTAGGGAGCCCCAGTCGTCGGCGCTTGGCCCGCTATTAGGCGGACTTGATGCGCTTGAGGTTCGCGCGGCCCTTGGCGGCACCGAAGCGGATGGCCGCGGTGAGGTAGAGGATGCCGCCCGTGTACTCGGACTCGACCAGGACGGAGAGACCGCCCGAGGTGGCCGTGCCGGAGTTCGGGGCCATGGACCAGACGGAGCCGGTACCGATGCAGATGGCGTCCTTGGCGGCGGCGAAGCCGACGAGGTTTTCGCCGTTGGCCGAGAGGCCGGCGTACTGCATGACCTGCAGGGTGCCGATCTGGCCGACGATGCCCGTGCGGACGACGCTGTTGTTGCCCTGGGTGTTGAACGCCGAGGTCAGCTTGGCGTCCTTGCGGAGCGCGCCGATGTAGGAGGAGTTCAGCACGAGGCCGCGCTGCTCGGGGGCGAGCAGGTCGTCGAGGGCGGTGTCGAGGTCGACCACGTCATTGTAGTCGAAGTCGGCGGCGGCGATGACGATGTTGCTGGAGTAGTTGGCGTTCGTGACCAGAGCGTTCACGGCGGCGTTGGCGCGCTTGACGATCTTGGCGACGGCCTCTTCGCGGAAAGCGTTGATGACGCCCTCGGCGCCCCAAGCAGCGAGCTCGGAAGCGTCGAAGCTGCGGGTGGCATGGTAGTGGACGAGGTTCACCGAAGCCTTGGTGATATCGGCGTCGCCGGTCTGGCGGTAGCCGCCAGCAGCCTTGTCGAAGGTGATGGCGTCGTCGCCGGAAACGAAGGGAACGGCGATGGTGGTGCCGCGATCCTCGGTGCTCTGCGCGAGGGTCGTGAACATGTCGAGGACGGGGAGCTTCGGGCGCAGGTCGGCGACAATGATGTCAGCGAGAGCGGCCGGGGCGATGTCGAAACCGGAGTTAGCCATGGGTGTGATTAGTAAGGATTAGGGATGAATTAGGGGGAAAGGTTACTTGACGCGGCCGAAGAGGATGGCGGCCTTGTGCTTCTGCAGGAAGGCCACGCGCTCGGCGCCGGGCTTCATCGCGGCGTACTGCTCGCGGACCTGCTCGACAGTGAGGGCGGGGGCTTCGGCCTTCTCGGCGGCGACGGGGGTCGTGCCGGTGGACGCGACGATCTCGGCGGCCTGCTTTGCGGCGGAGACGTGGGTGAGTTCCAGGGCGGCGACCTTCTCGGCGAGGGCGGCGACTTCGGCGGTGAGTTCGCCAATGCGGGCGTCCTTGGCCACGATGTCGGCCTTGGCGGCGGACAGTTCGTCAGCGGCGCCGACAGTCAGCTTCTCGACAGTGGCGCGCAGGTCGTCGCGCTCAGTCGTGAGGGCGAGGGCAGCAGTGCGCAGCTCGGAGAGTTCAGCCTCGGGAGTCAGTTTGCTCATGTGTTCTTAAACTTGGAGGAGTGGTCAAAGGTCAGAAGGCGGCGAGGGCTTCTTCGAAGGAGTCGGCCAGCCCGGTGACGAGCCCCAGGCGCACGGCCTCGCGGCCCGAGAAGGTGCCGCCGGTGAAGGCGTCCTGCGAGACGTTGACGCGGGTGGCCTTCACGGACTCCTGGAAGTCCTGGGCGATGCCGTCAACCTGGCGCTGGAGGTCGGCCACTTGGGCCTCAGTCAGGGACGTGCCCTCGATGCCGGCGCCCTTGAGCGGGGATTGGCTGGACTTGATGACCACCATCCGCACGCCGGCGTCGGCGTAAGCCTTGGAGTAGTCGGGCACGACCATGTAGACGCCCACGCTCCCGATGGAGCCCGAAGGCATGGCGACGAAACGATCGGCGGCGGCGGCCAGCCACAGGGCGGCGGAGTTCGCTTCCTCGCCGTAGGCCATGGTGGGCTTCTTCATGCGGCGGATCTTGTTGGCGAGCTCAGGCACGCCGGCGACAGTCCCGCCAGGGGAGTTGACGCGGAAGGCAATCTTCTTCACGGCCGGGTCGGCCTCCATCTCGTCGATGGCCTTGGAGATGGCCAGCACGTCGGCGGCGCCCAGCATGCCCTCCAGGGGACTGATGCCACGGCCAATCGGGCCGTCGATGGGGATGACGCCCTTGCCGTCGGGGGTGACGTAAGCCTCGGGGCGGGCGCCCAAGAGCTTCGACAGCACGTCGGAGAAGCCGTACTTGTCCAGGCGGGCGGCGTAGTCGGCGGCCTTGGTGGGGTCGATAAGCAGGGGCTCAAGGCCCTTGAGGCCGTGGGAAAAAATGAGTTTCATGGTTTAGGAATTGGGTTCTTCTTCGGAGTCGTCTTCCATGTCGTCGCTTTCTTCGGGGACGGCCGACGTGCCGGACTCCGCTTCGTCTTCCGCTTCGTCCTCGGCCTCGTCCTCCGGGCTTTCCTCCGCTTCCTTGGCGGGGGCCTGCATGTTGGCGAAGCGCTGCATGGCCTCCTCAAAGGCCACCTTGCCGGCGGTTGCGGCGGTCACTTCCTTGGCGGAGAGGATGTCCTCCACGAGCTCGGAGAAGGTCTTGCGGAAGTCGCCGCCCCGCTTCTTGGCGATCGCGGAGAAGGAGGTCAGGCCGGCACGCAGGTCCTCGCGGTCATTCGCGCTGTCGCGGCCGTTGTCGATGCTGGGGCTCTGGGGCACGCTGAACTCAACGTCAGCCCACTTCGGGTCGTCGGGAAGTTCGCCGGCGGCGATGGCCGAGCCGATGCGCCACTGCCAGTCGGGGATGAGGTAGCAGTCGTGCAGCATGCACTGCTTGTCGCCGACGTAGCGGTCCGCCTTGCCGAGCACCATGCGCACCAGGGCGGAGCCAGCCTTGCTGCCGTCGTTGACCACCTCATAGGGTAGGCCACCCGCCGCAATCATGCGGGGAAGCACCGCGTTGAACATCTCCATGCTCTGCCGCGGGAAGTTGGGGGTAACGCTCTTGAGGTCCTCCCCGGGCTCCAGCACCAGCAGCTTGCCGCCCATCTGGGCGCCGATGTTGCCGAAGTCGGAAGAGGCGGTGCCGTTCAGGTCGGCCGCCATGCTGTCGTCGATAGCCCCGCCGTTCTTGGTGAGGATGGAAGGCACGTCCGTCACCTGCTTCGTCGCCCGCTTCTCCAGCTCGATGATCTCGGTCTGGTCCTGCATCGAGTTCAGGGCGTGGGCCATGGGGGGCAGGCCGTGGGCGCCGCTCGCCCGCTTGAAGTCGGCGATGTGGAAATAGGTGCCGGCCTTCTTGAGCTCGTACTGGCCTTCGCCGAACTGCACCCAGATGCCGATGACCTCGCCGTACTTTCCGAAGACGAAGCCGTCCCACGTGTCGGGGGTGACTTGGTTGGGCATCGTCGGGTTGACCACCCGGTGCCCTTCGATGATTTGCGTGGTCGCCTTGCCCTGGGCATCAGTGACCTTGAGGGCGAAGACCTCGCCGTCCACCGCCCAAGTGTTGACGATGATGCGCTGGAGCTGCTCGCCCGTGTAGCGCCCGGTGATGTCGGCCTTGCGCGTGGCGCGGTGGTAGTACTCCTCGTAGAGGCGGCCCTTGGCCGGGTCGGACGCGTGGCTAGTGGGCTTGGAGCCGTCGCCGACCACGTACATCACCATGTCGTTGACGTACTGCACCATGGACGGGTAGTTCTTCTCCGCGTAGCGGGCCTTCTGCAGCAGGGACTGCCGATCGTATTGGCTAACGTCCTTGCGGGCATCCTGAGGCGTCGAGCCGTACCAGGCGCGGCGGGCAAACGACATCCCCGCGTTCTG